GATTGCTGGCTTATGAAGGATTGCTGGCTTATGAAGACCATCTTGGCCGGCTCATTCTTGCGGGCGCGGGTACAAGGCGGGCATCGAGCGGCATCGCGTGGGGTGTAAACGTTGAGCAGTGGTCCGTTGAACGCAGCATGGATCAACGGTTCTCGGACTATGTGGTTACCAGCGTCACCGCAGATACCCAGGGGGCGATCGGCGGGAGTGATTTCACCTACCTGCGAAAGGATCCCGGGGTTCCGCGGCATCGGCTGACCTATCTGATGACCGAATACATGGCCGAAAACCCGCAGGACTTTACCGCCAAGCGGGCTGACTGGGAGGCCGCACGACGGGCAGGGCGGTCAAATGTTGTGACCGCTGTGGTTGATAGCTGGCGCGATGACGCCGACGCCCTGTGGTCTCCGAACACGCTCATTCCGATTACGTTGCCAGGGGTAAAGGCCGGGCAGAACTGGATCATTGCCGAGGTGACATATCGGCGTGATGGACAGCGCGGCACGACGGCGCAGATCACTGCAATGCCGCCCAGCGCCTTTACGCCGGAGCCAATTACCCTCGTTCCGGTCAACACGGCCAGCTTGAACATAGCCCAAGGGAATGGCCAATGATGCGAGGGTTCGAAAACATCGCCGGCATTGAATCTGTGAGCGGAGCAGACGACAGCGGCGAAGTGCAAAAGCTGCAGATAACCGAGAAGGCTGCGGGATCCGGATTTATGGCCCGTGTCCTGGACAAGGTTTCACGGCTGTTCGCCTTTGGTTTCACGAGCGTGCCACCGCTGGGTTCGGAAGTTCTCATGTTGCGTCTTGGCGGCGATCGCAACTGCTCGATCGCGATCTCGACCAACCATCGCCCGTCGCGGCCTAAAGGACTGCAGCCCGGCGACAGTGCCATGTACGATGTGCGAGGCATCATGATAAAAATGACGGCCGATGGATTGGAGATCAGCGCGGCGGGTTTGCCGATCGTCATTCACAATGCCAGCAAACTCACGCTCGATATTCCGGAAGTTGAATGCACCTGAACCTTAAAGGCGGCTGGTGAAATCACCGCTCTGACCGGTGGTGATGAAGTCGCTTTGGGCGCCCTTCGCGATACCTATAACGACCATGATCATGGCGGAATCGTGCGCGGAAGCGCCAGAAGCGATAAGCCGGTGCCTCTCGCATGACCGATATCATCACCGGCTGGAACAATGCCACGGGCGAGGCGGATTGGGTTTTTCAGCCGATCATGCCGCGCATTTGGACTGATGAAACCAATGCCCCGATCATTGACGAAAATGGCCTTTTGGTCGGCGCCGTTGTCGACGACACCGACACCCTGGAATTCATCAACGACCTGACCACCTCGGTCCTGATCAGCCTTTTCACGGATGCGACGGCCGGGGATGACGACGTTATCCCGGATGGCACGTCGCTGCGGCGCGGCTGGTGGGCTGACACTACCCTTGGATCGAAGCTCTGGCTGTTGGAGCGGTCCAAGGCGCTTCCTTCGGTGGCCCGGCAGGTCGAGCAATATGCCCTTGATGCCCTTGGCTGGCTGTTGACCGATCAGATCGCGATCGAGGTCAACGCCGCGGCAGTATGGCTCAGTTCGACCATGCTGGTGCTGACCATAACCATCACGCGCGGATCTGCCCGACCGATCTCTATCCGCTTTGCAAATCTCTGGGATTTTCTCTGACATGCCCCAAGCGCGGCCCACCTTGTCCACTCTGCGCGATCAGGTGCAGAGCGACATCGATGCTGATCTGCCTGGCCTGGACACGCTGCTGCGCTATGCCAATTTGCGGGCGCTCGGTGCGGCGGCGGCCGGACTGGCAGATGGGCTTTACGGCTACCTCGATTATGCTGCGAGGCAGACGGTCCCATTCACCGCGCGGGATGAATTTCTGGCTGGTTGGGGCGCGCTGAAGGGCGCCTATATCAAACCCGCCACGAAAAGCGGCGGTGGTCAGACTGCGTTTTCCGTCAATGGTCCGGCAACCATCCCCGCAGGCACGCAACTGACGCGCGGAGACGGCACCAGCTTTGTTACGACCGCTGGCGCCGCGTCGGTCGGGCCCACCATCATGGTCAACACACAGGCGGTGGTTGCGGGGGCGGCGGGCAATACCGAGCTGGGGGCGGCAATGTTTCTCGCCTCCGGCATCACAAACGTGAATTTGGAGCGAACCGTCACGACGGCCCTGACCGGCGGCGCCGATATCGAAAACGAAGACGAATTCCTTGCGCGGGTTCTGAGCGCATATCAGGCCACGCCCGCTGGTGGGTCGCCCAGCGATTATGAAAACTGGGCCCTTGAGGTCCCCGGCGTCACCCGCGCCTGGTGCGTGCCGCGCGGCTATGGCGTTGGCACCGTCGTGGTCCTTTTCATGATGGACGATGTCCGTGCGGCTGAGGGTGGATTTCCGCAGGGCACTTCCGGTCTTGCTGCATCCGATGACCGGGATGTGACGGCGACCGGTGACCAACTCGTTCTGGCCAATTATCTGGCGACGCTTCAGCCCGCCGATCCGCGGGTTTACGCGATGGCGCCCGTGGCCAATTCCGTGAACTTCACGATAGCCGGGCTCGGAAGCTCGCCATCCACGACAACGCAGGACGCGATCAACGCAGCGCTGGCTGCTGCCTTGACCACATATGGCGTGGTCAATGGCACAACCCACTTTGACAAAATCAACGCCGCGCTTGCCTCCGTTTCCGCCGCTGCAGGCGCCGTAATTACCGGGATGACCTGCACAGCAGGAAGCATCGCGCCGGGCCCGATCGGCAATGTCGTCTCAAACACCTTCGCCCTGCCCAGGCTGGGAACTGTGAGCTATGTGTAATGGGGCGCACTGCAGATGATTATGCCGCTGCCTTTGCGCGCTTGATGCCGCAGGGGAGGGCATGGCGATTCAATCCGGGATCGAGACAGGCTCAGCTGCTGCTGGCGCTGGCCCGGACCTTCGCGCGGATAGACAATGAGGTCGACACGTTGCTGTCCGCCTATCTCCCCGGCGACAATTCCAATCTGCTCGCAGAATCGGAGGCAACACTCGGGCTGGATGCAACCGCCCTGACGATCGAGCAACGTCAGGCACGCATCAGAGCGCGTTTTGTCGTCGGCAACGGGCCAAGCCTTCCTTTCATCAACGCTGTTGCAACGCAGCTGGGTTTCTCGATCGCGATCACGCGTTATGCGCCGGCGCGCGCCGGAGTGCTGACCGCCGGTGGCGCCGTTTACGGCGAGGCCTGGTGCCCTGTGATCGGCATCACGATCGAGGCTGATTCAGGTGTCAACGATCCGGCAGACCTGATCGCGACGCTCCAACCTTACTCGGCCCACATTCTCTTTATCCTCCTGTCCTGACGAGGGGTTCTCATGTTTCGCATCGACACCGCCCCGGCGGCGCCCGCATTGTCGGCGCCGGCGGCCCCCGGCACGCCTGGCTATTTCACCGAGGGCGATCCTACGTCCGGGACGCCGGCCACAACTGTCTCGGCTGACTTCCTCAATATGGTCCAAGAGGAAATGATGGCAGTGGTGGTCGCGGGCGGGGTTACCCCTAGCAAGACCACGCGCAATCAGGTTTTGACGGCGCTGCAGGCCCTGTTCCCCTCGATCGCTGCCATCTTTGGTGTGGGCCAGTCCTATCATGACCTGACCACCGCGACCGGGCCTTTAGCGCGGGCGGTCAATACGACCTATACCAACAGCACCGGGCGAATGATCGAAGTGCAGGTGGCCATGACCACATCGGCGGCCGGCTGGTACACCTGGACCGTTGACGGGCTCACGATGTGGGGCGCTGGCACCTATGGAACGACCAACGGCGGCACCGTGATTTTCAAGGTTCCGGCCGGAAAGACCTATTCCGTCGGCTGTACGAACGGTTCGCCCACGCTTGTGCAATGGGTGGAGCTGCGCTGATGGCCCAGATCCCGACTTATCCACCCGCAGTCCTTCCCCTGGGCAGCAGCGATGCTTTCCCGCTGTGGCAAAATGGCCGCCAGGTGACGGCCGCCTTCGCCACGCTGATAGATCAAATCGGCGGGCAGGCTATCGCTGAAGCGACCAGCAATGCCGCGCTGCTGGCAAACGGGGCCAGTGTCGCCGCCGCGA